CAGTATAGTCGATCTAATTTAGAACATTGCGTTGGCATAAATCCAGAATCTTTAGAATGGAATGAACTTGCTACAAAATTGAACCAATTTTCCATCTACATTTGTGTAGGTGATTTTAGTAAATTTGGTCCAAGATTAAGTAGTAAATTCGTTTTGAGTTCTTATGAGATTATGGACGATTGGTATTCGCAATGGTTTAATGATTTAAGACATAAAGCTGCTAGAAAGGTTTTGGGGGACAGAGTAATTAATTCCCTGAATCTTTTCGGAAAGTATGTTGTTGAAGTTCAGTGTGGTAGCCCCTCAGGCGCCATAAATACTGTAATTGTAAATTCAATTTGTAATCTTTTTTATATTAGATGTGCTTGGATTGGTATAATGACACAACAAAAACCGGAAATCGCTGGACTACATCATTTTAAAAAGTTTGTTTTGTTTTATTGTTACGGAGATGACGTTATTTTCGCTGTAAAGCCGGAAATTATTGAAATCTTTAATAATCAAACAATCTCAGACTATTTTAAACTATTTGATATTAAGTACACCGATGTCACAAAAGGTGAGGACATGCGTAAGCATTGTACTCTAGAAGAAGCCACCTTCCTCAAACGAGGTTTTAAACTCTTCACAGAAACTCCAATTCGACCTGGAGTTTACATAGCGATTCCTGATTACAAGGAAACATTGGATATTTGTAATTGGGTTCGCAAACCTAAAGGTACTAAAACCGGATCGGACATATCAAAAGTCCTGCAAGAAGCGGCCATCTCGAACTGCGAAGATGCCATTCGTAAGATCTGGTTCCATGGAAGAGAAGTCTTCAATGAAACCCAGAAAAAGATTCGTGCTTTTTGGTTACCATTGGCCCCGGCTCGTATGCCAACCTATTATACATTTGAAGGTTTACAAACTGACTATGGCATCCCTCTATACCAAGAGAAAGATGCCGTTAGTTATTTGTTTCCTGATCTTATAAGGGATGGTAGGGATAGGGAGAATAATTTAGTGTCAAAATTCAATGATGAAGCCCTTAATAAGGAAGTGGAAACACGACCAAGTATGGAGGTAAATTTTATCAATGAACCAGTAACAGACGAAAGTGTTGGATGTAAAAATCTCGCACCTAGTTTCACACCCGACCACACACAGTTCGGAATTATTCTAAACGAAGCCAAATTTGATCCTTGACTATTTAATTAGTCATGTAGCAATTAATAATGTAGTAAAATCTTTTATTTTACTCATTGTAGAGATTAATTGTTGAGATCGCATTCAGTGACCACTTTGGTTACTGTCTTAGATAGAAGC